AGAGATGCTTTGGATACTACTATCCCTCATTCGATAGCTTTATATTCTTTTGATTCTGAGGAATCTGCTAATAGGTGCTCTTCATCTACTTCTTGGTCTGACCTGTGTAAAGAGCAGCTAAACAACCACCTATTGCGGATAACACCTTATATTCCTCTTGCAAGTTCAGAGGTAAGAGATGATGTTGATGAGGGAACTTTAGGCTTACAGTTTAAAGTTGATTATTCACAAATAACTTCTGGAAAAAAAGTATATATACTAGCCCTGTTTCCTAGAAAAATAACAGAAGTTAGTGAAGATCAATCTGCTATTGCGGTTTATAAGCTAACTACAGCTGATGGTACGTGGGACCCGCAACCTATTAAAATTTCAAGTACTTTGCTAATTGATTGGCAAATATCTTTTATGAATGGAGAATCTTAAATGACGTTTTTTGAGAGTAATAAAGTAAAAATATTTCCATGCTATTCCAGAGGTAGCTTTAATACCACGGTAACAGAAACTACTCAAGAAGAAGCATCGGACGGCATACTCACACAGACTGAGACTCAGACCGCAGTATTTGACCCAGAAGCTAGATTAATTACCGAAACTAATTTTACTAATATTGGGGGTAATTTCTTAGGGCAGCACAGCTACATTGTTGAGGTTATTAACAATGAAAGCCAGAATGAAAGCCAGAATGAAAGCCAGAAATTAACGCGTGTAGTGATTAATGGCTACTATTTTGAGATAAAAGATTTTGCCTTTAGTGAAGGCCAGACCTTGTGGATTAAGCTAGAGCCTATAGTTTTAGCTTTAGCTTCTAGTGAGGACTCTGAGCGAATAACTTATTCATTAGCTTCTTTAAATGCTTCCAAAGATGCTTCCAAAGGTTTAGATGCTGTTGAGGATGATACAGAAACTTCTAAGTATTATTGTTATGCTATTGGATATACAGTCAATGAGCCGGTCGAGGCTACCTTAAACTCTTTGTCACAGGATGATGGAACTTACTATTATCTGAGTTATAATACAGCTTATAAAGCTACATTCAGTGATAACAAACAGCAAGTTCATTTACCGAATACTAATCTTAAAGTAACTAGCATAAAAGTAACAGATTTAAGTACTGATGGTACATATAGGTCTATCGGAGACACTATCAAACAGCTTTATGGTGCTGACCTTCCAGATAAAAATTTAATAACTTTAACTAGCTTAAATGACTATAAAGTAACAAGTGTAGAAAAAGAAGCAGGAACAGCTATTACAGTAGATAATACTGAGCCCAAGAATCCAAAAATCGGTATTGATCTTAGTGCTTATAATACAGATGCAGATAATGAGGGTAAATATAAGCAGCTTCAAACAGCAGTAAAAGCAAAAGGTACTGAGGCTAATACTTTTGTAGATACTATAGCTCAGAATGCTAATGGTGAAGTTGTTATTACTACTAAAGCTGTTAACTTTGATCCAGTAATCGGCACAGCTGCTGACACCAAAGATAAGGACACTATAAAAGGTGCTAAAGCATTTGCTCAAGAGCTAATAAATGATATTCCAGCTCAAACTGATTATACAGTAACTTGTACTGATGAGGAAGTAGCTGCTACTGGTAATACCGCTGCTTATAAACGTCATACACTTACACAGAATGGTCAGACTGTTTGTACTATTGATATTCCTAGAGACCTTGTTATTAAGAGTGGTTCCGTTGATCAAGAGACTAATGAGCTTATTCTTGTACTTAATAATGACGAAGAAATTAGAGTTGATGTTAAGCATCTTATCGAATATGTAACAGGTGGAACTGCTGCAGATGGCGTAATTACAGTAGATATTAGTAAAGATTTTGTTGCTACTGCTACTATCAATGATGGCACAATTACTTCAGCTAAGTTTGCAGAAGATGTTGATATTTATGTAGATGACCGTATTGATGATAAAATTACTACCCTTGATGTAACTGATATTACAGGCTTCGGTGCTAGTAAAACATTAGCAACACTTACTGAGACAGACGGTAGAATTTCTGCCACTTTCCAGGATATTGCTATCATTAAGAGTCAAGTAACTGACTTTAACGAAGCTGATTATAAAAAAGTACAAGAAGTTGTAGCTGATCCTACTGTTGACGGTACAGCCCTTGAATTTATTAATACCATTTCACAGGACAAAGATGGTAAAATTACAGCTACTAAAAAATTTGTAGATCTTAATAACTACTACACTAAAGAAGAAGCAGATACTGCAGATGCTGATACTACTTATACTGTAGAAGCTACAGAAAATTCTTTGGAATTTAAGGTTACTCCAAGTATTGGTATAGCTCAGACTGTGGCGCTTAAGGCTCCAATAATTGGTGAAGACGACCTTGATGAGGAGCTTAAGTCAATTATAAGCAGTTTACCAACTAGTGAAAATATTACAGACTTAGCAAATAGAGTAACAGAACTTGAGGATAACCCCTATGAACACCCTACGTGTTTTGATAGCGATTCTGATTCTAATGCTAGTCTCTACAAAGTTGTTTTTAATAAGAGCGGACATATAACTGCGTATACTTCAGTACAGAAGGCAGATATCGTTAACTTGGGGCTCCCAGGTGAAAATACTACTTATGAGGTAGCTACTGCAGAAGCCGATGGCTTAATGCCTTTTGCGGCAGTACAAAAGCTAAATAAAGCTATCACCACGGACAATTATTTAGAAAAAATTCCAGCAGCAACTGATAGCGAATCAGGTTTAATGAGCAAGGAAGATAAACGTATTGTAGAGTCAATAAAGGCTAACAAGCTAGCAGAGACAGTATCAGCCTCACTTTCTAAGAATGATGAATTTGTGAGTGCTGTTGCAGGTAAATTAGACGGTAATACTTTTGAAGTTTTTGCAGTGGCTTTTGATGCTAATGGTGGCAGTGGAGTTATGCTGCCTCAAGTAGTTATAGGTTCATTTTACACTTTGCCTGATTGTTCTTTTAAAGCTCCTACTGAGGATTATGAGTTTAAGGGCTGGAAATATTCTAATGAAGATACTGAAATTATTGGAGAGAACTTAATTAAGTTAGAAGAATCTAATATCACTTTATATGCTAGTTGGAAACCAATTAGCTCTTCATCAGAGCCAGAGACTGAGCCCGAGTCAGCCCCAGAAGATCCTTCTAATCCAACTTGATTAATACAACGAGTATTTAAATAAAAAATAGAACCTGTTTTTAAACAGGTTCTATTTTTTATATAGATTTTAGTTATTATTTAAAATTATCGCCGTAAGCTACATCAGTAAGAATAGCTCTGTCATACTTAAACTGTACAGAAATCTTACGCTTTGCATCATTTTCGCGATCAAAGTCGGAATCTTCTACACCGGTAACGAAAATACCTTCGATCTCCCACTCACGAACTAGTACATAGTCCTGAGTGTATTCCTGTAGGATAGCTCTCTTCTTGTAGTCTACCATACGGCCACCCATACGAGTCTGTGGGTTATACGCGAGGTAGAGCCAGGAGATGAGGATATCTTTAGTATTAACACCAACAATATCATCAACCTCAAGAGTACCATCTTTCCATTCAGGAACCATAGCGAAGTTAATAACTTCATTACCACGCTGATACTTTTCAGTACCTACTGTGAACTGAGGAACAGATGTCTTAGTAACATTAAGTCTAAGAACATCAGAAGCATTCTTTGCATTGAGCTTCAATGCGGTCTTGTTATCATCGCCAGATTCAGTGGGTTTACGTAAATTACTTAGCTGATCTTCTGGGACAGTAAGTACGAAGAACGCAGATCTAGCAGCCTCATAGCTGGCATAATCAGTAGCAATATGATATGCGCCAAGAGCGCCGTCAACATTAATATAATTTGGCATATGTTAGGTTCTCCTTTCTAAAATTAAGCTTCAGTTAAAGCAACTTCATCAAGAGTGTCTTCGAGGTAAATACCAATGTCGAAGTCTTCAACTGCTTCAATCGGTACGATACGAATCTTAGCAGAAAGTAGAGCCTTACGATCAGTATCATTCTTAACAAACTTGTAATCCTTAATTCCCTGATCTGCTTTCATTTCTTCAAGCATAGGAGTCAAGAGACTGCGGAAATTGATCCAAAGGTTATTGCTATTTGGATCAAATGTCAATCTACGACATGTTGTATATACTTGCTTTTTAATAGTGCAGCAAAGCTGACGAATGTTCAAGAAGTCTTGAGCTTTGAGGTCACCGTCTGCAGCGCCACGTGTACCTAGCTTTTTACCAGTTCTATTACCCCAGAGATAATAGCTACTCTTAATTTTTGCAATTAGGTTGATTGCAACAACAGTATTAATGTCATTGTAAGCAGTTCCTCTTTCATTAAGCTCTTTACCAACTTTGATCATAAATCTAGGTTCAAGAGCTTGAATTGCAGCCTCACCAAACTTGCAACCGGTAGATTCGATTGTATACTTAGCTACACCTCTTGTATAACCTGCATTTGCGTACCATTCATTAAAGTTGTTATTAGAAGAGTTTGCAGCACATGCAAGATAATGGAAGGATGCAGGGAAAGTTTTATTATTATAAACAGGGTCATCACTCATTAGATATGTTACATAAGGTGCGAACACAGCTGCATAAGCACTTGCCCATTCAGCAGCTTCTTTTGCCATATCTGGAATAGCTTTAACTTGAGTTTTACCTTCATAAGTAGCACTATCTAGATCAATAAGTGCAATACAGTCTCCACGTCCGTCTTGCATAGAAGCATCATCTAAAAGAACTTCTTCAGAGTGGTCAGCAACCTCAAGAATACACTTGTTCGCCATATCATTATTTGTAAGAAGACCTGTTACAAGATAACGGAAATCATAGGTAGATTTATCTTTTAGGCATTCCCAGAAGTCACCATCATTAATCTGGGCTACTGCGCTATCCTCCGCCTTCAAATAAGAAACACCGTCAGCGTCTGCTTTATTTGCTTTCTTTTCCTTATCAGCTAACTCTTCTTCAGTAAGAGGCACCATAGCTTTAAAAAGAACAGTATATCCAAGGCCAAGAAGCTCATAAGCCATCTGGTTACCA